TTAAGAACATCAAAACGTTCTTAAAAACAACCAAAGGGTTTAGATCAACTGAACCTGAAGGTTACGTCGCTATTGATAAGCTAGCTGGTAATGCTGTTAAGCTAGTAAATCGTTATGAATTTTCAACAAATAACTTTGACCCAACGATTCTCTCGGGTTGGAGTAAATAATGAGGAACGATATGAAATATCTTATTTCCGCAATTGTGGCTATGTCCGTAGCCGCTCCTGCAATTGCACAAGATGCCGCTGGTAATGATGCTCTTATGTCCAACGCGACTGTAGGCGTATCTACCGATTTAGAAGGTAACGCCGATTGGACCGTTGGTGCAGAATTGGGCGTCGCCGGTTTTGGCGTAGATGCAGGTTTTACACTTAAAGACCGTGGCGACAATACTGCCGATGACTACTCCGTTGGTGTAGGTACCGGTATGGACTTAGGTCTTGCTTCCCTTGATACAAGCATTAACTATGCTTGGGGTGCTTCTGGCGGTGACCTGATTGGTCGTGGCGACGGTAACACCTGGGGTGATCTTACTGTTGATCCTACCTTGAAAATGACTCCTGGCATTATTGGCGGTGAGTATGCATGGGTAGGCGCTTCTATGAATCTGGCTTCTGCTGGTGAAGTAGACCTCGGTTGGGGTGGTGCTTCATACGGTGTAGGTTACTCGCATGATCTGAACGAGCGTGCTTCTATTGGTATTAGCTACGGTTGGTCTGTAGACGTTATTGACGACGATGACGATACTACTGTCAACGATTGGACTACTACTGCTGATGGTCTTAAAGTCGGCGTAGGCTTTAAGTTCTAATATGATTGGGTTCAAAGACTTCCTCTCTGCTTTAGCTGAGACTTCCTCTCCAAGTGAGGGGGAGTCTTTAGCCCTTTCTGAAGTACTATCTTTTCAAGGTAGACGTAAGAAAGCAATTGCTGCACGTCGCTATAAGCAAAAGCTTCAGCGTCAAAAGAAAATTGCACTCCGCCGTCCTGCCACACTTAATAGATTAAAAAGACGTGGTCGTAGAACTGCTACTGATCTTATCACCAAAAGGTTCTATGGTGGTAAAAGTAAAAGAGGTATGAGCCACGCTCAAAAGTCTCGTATCGAAAAGCGTATTGCTACTAAGCACCAGCCTGCAATGGGTAGAATCTCTATGAGACTTCTACCAACTAAAAGAAAGCTTGATGTTTCAAGACGTCAAGGTAAGTCACGTCCTAAAGCCCCGGGAATGTACTAATTATGATCAATGGATTTAAGCGATATTTAGAAGAACAGTCCTCCGTAGGTTATCTCGTTTATGGGCGATTTAATCCACCGACGACTGGTCACGAAAAGCTAGTAGATAAGTTAGCTAAGACTGCCAGAGGTAAAGATTACTTTATCTTCGCCTCTCAGGCAACCGATACTAAAAAGAATCCATTAGACCATTCTACTAAAATTAAATTCATGCGTAAGATGTTTCCAAAACACGCAAGAAATATTATTATGGATAAGTCTGCAAAGGTTTTTCTTGATTCAGTTATGTACATACATAATAAAGGCTATAAGAATTTAGTTCTAATTGCCGGTTCTGATAGAGTTAAAAAATTCAATGATTTACTTAAGCAATATAATGGTGTAGAAGCAAGGCACGGTAAATACGAGTTTGACACTATTAAAGTAATTTCTGCCGGAGAGCGTGACCCTGATTCGGATGATGTATCAGGTGTATCGGCTTCTAAGCAACGCGAATATGCTAAGAATAATGATTTCCGTAAATTTTCCATGGGTCTTCCTAAAGGAGCAAACGACGCCTTAGCAAAAGATCTGTTTAATGCAGTTCGAAAAGGAATGAATCTAAATGAAAATAAATCATTTATTCAACATGTTATGTTGGCGCCAGTTTCCGAAACACGTGAGGATTATGTTAACGGCGAACTATTCTCTATTGGTAGCGAAGTTGTACTAAAAGAATCTGGAGATTTGGCTACTGTAACTCACCGAGGATCAAACTATTTAATTGTAGAGTTTGATGGAAAAAAGAAAAGAGTGTGGCTTGATTCCGTGGAAGAGGCTTGCTGGGATAACTATAAGCAAGTAGGAATGAAAACTAAGAACGGCAAACGAGTACCTAACTGTGTACCTGAAGCACAAGATGCTGATATCAAGGATCGTAAGGGTTCACAGCCTGCTGCATACCATAAAGGCCTTTCTAAGTCTACTAAAGTTAAAAGAGATGCGCAATTCAAGAAGCAGGCCAAGATGGCTGATGATGACCCTAAAGCCTATAAGGCTGCTCCTGGAGATAAGTCCGCAAAGACTAAGCCATCTAAACACACACTAAGATTTAAACAAATGTATGGAGAGTTCAATGCTTAGTTTCAAATCATATTTAAATGAAGATGCAACTAAAGGCTTAAAGAACAAAGCTGAAAAAAGTGGTATGCCATTAGGTATTTTGCGAAAAGTATATAATCGTGGTGTAGCTGCATGGAAAACAGGACATAGGCCCGGGACCACTCCTCAACAATGGGGAATGGCTCGGGTCAATTCATTTGTAACCAAATCTTCTGGTACCTGGGGCAAAGCAGATAAAGATTTAGCTGCTAAAGTAAGGAAATAAACTAATGGACTATTTTACTTTTAAAAAGAATTTAACTGAAGCAGTTATTAAAGAAAATCAATATATGCCAAAAGGCGCTACTTCTCGATCTGCATCAGATCATCACCAGGACCATGCTGATGATCATAAAGAAATGGCCAAAAAGCACCGTAAGATTGGCGGACAAAAACATGAGGCTGCTGCTAAGCAACATGATAAAGCAGCTGATCTGCACCAGGATGCTTCTGACCACCACTATGAAATTAGTATGCATAGACAATCTGGCGGAACACACGATGCTGAACATCGCCAAAATAAAAAAGATGCTATGAATAATAGCAGCGCTGCAGCAACTGCATCTAAAACGGCATATAGCACTAGCCATACATTTGGTGTAAAATAGGTTTATAGAAATGCAACGGTTTAAAGAGTACTATGAAATTGGTACCGATAAATATACTAAACATACAAAAAAGAAGACTCCTGGACAAGTAGATGAAGGTCCAGGTAAATCTGAATCTTGGGAAGCTGGGTATAAGCGCAGAGTTGTAAAGACTACTAAGCCCGAGCATAAAGAAAAAGGTTATAAGTGGAGAATTAAAGGTAAAGACCGGCCTGAGATTTCTATTAAGCTTTACAAAGATAAGCCTTCTTATAAAGAGTTTACTAATCAAATGAAACGTGTAGCAGGTCACGAGTTTGGGAGCCGATAATGAAGTTTAAAGAATTACGCAATAAAACCAAAGCATGTGAAGATAATGAAGTATCTAATCGCTCTGCTGCTTTAAAGCCTCAGATGTACAATGATCCTATTACCGGTAAAAAGAAGGTGCGGATGGTTCCTAATAAATCTAACATCGTTAAGACTAATGATCGTGTAGATGAAAAAATGGACCCAACCAAGCACGTAGCTAAAAAAGGTGATATGTATTGTGTCTACAATAAAGACGGTAAAGAGGTTGCTAAGTTTGATAATGAAGACGAAGCTAATGCATATGCTATTAAGAATCACGATGCATTAATGGAAGTTGGTTTTCAAGGTGCTGCAGCAACAGCAACAAGAGTTGCTGCTTTAGGCGCTATTGGTGGTGCAGCATATGCAGCTAAAAAAGCTAGAGACCGGTTTGATCCCGTAAAAGTTGCAGATGCCCGTAGAAAACGCGATGAAAAAAATGCTGAACGAGAAAAAGCTAGGCAAGAGTTAGATCAGCGTAAACAATACAGGCAAAAGCTGCGCGGTATGCAACAAAAGCAAAGAGCAAAGCAGGCCGCAAAATGAAGTCGTTCGGTTGCTACATAGATGAGCCACCTCTGGTAGAACAGTCTGAATATCAAGGTCGTAAGGTAAAGCTTAACGACCCGTTCCGTTCTAATGACGGTAAAAAGAAATTTTATGTTTATGTTAAAAACGAAAAAGGTAATGTAATTAAGCTGGGGTTTGGTGATCCAAATATGGAAATCAAACGTGACGATCCTAATCGCCGCAAAAGCTTTCGTGCTAGACATAATTGTGAAAACCCAGGACCTAAATGGAAAGCTAGGTACTGGTCTTGTTACCAATGGAGAGCTGGAGCAAAGGTAGATAACTAATGGCAACTAACGCAGAGCGCATGGATCGAATTGAAACTAAGATTGATAAGCTCTCTGAAGTTCTTGTTCATATGGCAAGAGTCGAGGAAAAACTGATTAATCAAGAAGAAGATCATAAGATCCTAAGAAAAGATATTTACACCATCTATGATAAACTAGCAGAGATGGAAAAGATCGTTCAAAAAAATCAGATAACTGTAAATATTATAAATAGAATTAGTTGGATAATCATTACAGGCGTGGTGGGTGGTTTTGGCACCTTAATCACCTACCTGTTCAATAAGTAATAAGGAATAAAAAAATGTCTGTTAAATCTATGTATGAAGCCTTGATGGAAATGGCACAGAATCAATCAGAGGCAGTGGCTTATAATACAAAAGCTGCTAAATCTCGCTTGGATGACAGAAGAGAAACAAATTCTCGTATGTTGAAGAGAGATTTTAATAAAAGTGGAATTAGTCATATCCATTCAACAAAAACTGGACCTGATGGCTCAAAGCACGATCACTTTGATATAGGTAAACATACTAAAGTTATAAGTACTCATAATAGTTACAAAGTTCTTCATAAGGGCAAAGAAACTCATTTTCAAGGCGACCCCGAGCATAGGGATAACCGAAACCGGGTTATAGACAAAGTTTTACAACATGTAGGAAAAAACGAGTCTGTTGAACGTGCTGCATGGGTGCCAGAGTCGATCCTAGATGACGACGTATCGCACTTTATGGGTGCAGCTGCAGCTGCTAAGAAAGCTGGTAAGTCCCACTTTGACTTTGGTGGTAAGAAATACAAAGCCACTATGAAGCATGACACTGCTAAGAAGGTAGATGAGTCTGCTGGTTGTGCTGAGTGTGGACCAGATGGCGAGTGCCAGTGTGAGCAGCCAGTAGAAGAAGCAAAAGTTGATGAGCTTTCTACTAAGACAATGAAATCTTATGCAAAGAAAGCTTCTAAGCAAAGAGACAAGGCTGGTGACAGCTACTCTAATGCCGCTCGACGCCGTCATGACTTTGCTCCTGATACTCCAGCAATGAAGAAAAACGCTATTAAGTATAAAAAGCGTGATTCTGGTGTAGATATGGCTCAGAAGAAATTAGCTGCTAGAGATCGTATTGCCAACAAAGAGTCTGTAGAAGAAGCCGCTGGTACCGCACAGCATCGTCCAACAAAAGCAACATCTGATACTTTTGACAAGCAGATGAACAATGGCGAAGGCAGCATCCCAATGGGTAAGAAGAAAGACTTCGTAAATATGCATAACATGGAAGTTGCCCTTGACGCTGAAGAGATTTATAAGAAGAATAAATACGAAGCATTAAGCAAAACTCCTGCTAGACCTGGTGACCAGACTGCTGGTGATACAAAACCAGTTAATCCTATTCCTGCAAACCCAATTGATGGCATGCGAGCTGCGCTGGCTAAAATGAAACTTTCTGGAGAATAAGACTATGATTAAACCACCTAAAGGATGTAAGGATGCAGTACCAACCCCACAAGGTTGGGCACATCCAAATACAGGAAAGATTATCATTGTACGCAGACTGGCTAATTCTGATATTATGGAATATAAAAAATATATGGCAGGTTCCGAGCCTACCTCTGCACCTGCGCCAGAGGTGCTTATTGAAGCTGATCCAATTCTAGAAAATCTAGAGGAAGCACTAGAGCCACTTATTGAAGCTGATCCAGTAAATCACGATCATGATAGTATGACTAAGGCTGAGCTAGCAGAACACGCTGCATTAGAGCATGGCATTAATCTTAGTACGTCTCAAAGCAAAGCTAAAATGATCGAGGAACTTGAATCCCAAATCTAAATTATGAAAATATTCAATGAACATGTCGACGTAACTGAAGAAAATTATATTATCGTCGCTGCACAATATTATAGTAATCCCCAGTGCTCTAGTACTGATGAGTTTTATGAAGACTTGAACCGTATCAAGTATATTAAAAGACTCATTAATCGGTACCATGACACTGGGGATTTATCTGATCGACTATTAATGAACCATATTA